TAATTATGTAGCATCATTTGTTGGCTTTGTTAACAAAAACGAAATAAAAAGTGGTAGGGTTGGAAAGTTATATTTGAAAGGCACAAATAGAATAAGAGCCAATGGTACTCAATTTCAATTTTCAGAAGATACTTACGAAGTAGATTTAATTGATTTAAACACACCAATGTTAGATCATAAAATAGAACAGTTAAATGGCTATGGCACTAAAAGAATAAGACTATGAAAATACTAATTGAAAATAACAAAGCAATCACAATAACCTGCCAGTGCGGATGCGATGAATTTTACAGAAATGAAGAAGAAGCAAAGATTTGCAAGACATATTTGGAGGGGTATTTTAATTGTTCCCAATGCGACATGATTACAGACTACACAGATGACAACTTCATTGTTGTTGAACAACAAACTAAACTATTATGAAACCAGAACAACAAATGCACAGGTCTTTGTGTGCGTGGTTAAAGATTGCCTATCCTTACGCATACTTTGATTCCGATCCATCAGGACTACGAGTGTCGATAGGACTTCGTGCCATACTGAAATCAACACGAAGCAACCATGCACACCTTGACCTATTCATCGCAGAGCCGAGAGGTCAATATCATGGTATGTTCATTGAGTTAAAATCTAAAACACCATTTAAGAAAGATGGGACACTAAAAAAAGATGTGCATCTGGAATCACAGGCACAGACAATGGCTAACCTAACGACAAGAGGTTACTACTGCATTCATGCTTGGAACATTGACGATGCTATCAAAGAAATTAGGTGGTATCTAAATAATGTCTAAATTTGAAACGTGACAAGAAACGATGCAATCACATCCATAGCCAACAGCAAGTCATTGAAAGCAATGGCATACAAGTTTGTCGGCATGTCAAACTTTGAGGACTTATTCCAAGAGATGTTACTGCGACTACTAAACATGCCAGAAGAACGCATCATTGAACTGCAAGAGAATAAACAATTAGAAAGGTATGCGTATGGCATCATGACTAATGAAGCATTCAATCCTAACAACAAGTTCCGCAAGTTATACGAGATAGACATTGTGAAGGTAGAAGTGACAGTGCAGAACTTAACAAACGATAGTCAAGAGGGGATTGTCACGACAAAGAAAGAAATCACAAGTGCGATAAAGAAATATGGTTTTGTGAATGACCAAGTGATAAAGTTTGAACGCACATGCGATAAGGTATTGACAAATACAAAGAAAGACTTGAAGCAATACGAATCAGTCCTTGCTGCTAATGCCTATCTTGAACTTGGCAACTATCGGAAGGTGTCGGTGCATACAGGTGTGAACAAGATGACTATCCATAGAATGGTAAAAGATTTCAAAGAGATTGCAAACGACAATTTGAAGATAAAATGATTAAGATCGGAATCGTAAAGCACAAAGGCAACGCACAATCAGAAACAGGCATGGAGCTGTACAGACTTGTGATTCCTTATGGTGGCATATCAAATGACACAACCAACTACGCTGTCAATGCGTGGAGCATGGATGAGGTACGCAACTGCGAAGATAAAGACATTGATTCCGACATCTATGTGTTTAATCGATTGCACTACATTGAAATCGCAGAGAAGATTAAGAGGTGCAACAAGAAGTTAGTGATTGACATTGATGACATCTGGACATTGGACAAGACACACCTGCTATTCAATGATCCACGCACAACAAACTATCTTGAAGAACTTCGCAAGTGCTTTGAACTTGCTGACCTTATCACCACATCAACACCATTACTTGCAGAAAAGATTTTTGAGGAGTTCGGCAAGGTGGCACAGGTGGTAAAGAACACGATACCGGAGAACTTCATTAACTTCAACAGCGAGAAAGTGCCACATGACAGATTGAGATTTGGATGGGTGGGTGGCATCTTCCACACCAAAGACATTGAACTGATGAAGCAAGGCATTGAGAAAATCTATGCGACAAATAACATCCAAAAGAAGTATCAATTTATTTTAGGTGGCTTTAATTTCAATCAGGAGTACATCGACTATGAGAAAATATTCACATCGAACTACAAGCTCAACGCTACTTGGGATGGGGATTACATGGACTACTTGAAAGAGTTCACACAGATGGGTGAGCATATCGGACAGGACAAGCAATACAGAAGATTGTGGGGAAGGGATGTGGACACTTACGGAAGGTTGTACAGGCACATCGATGTGGCATTGATACCATTGCAGGACACACTATTCTCTAACTGCAAGTCAGAGCTGAAACTTATTGAGGCAGGGATGACTGGCTGTGCTGCGATAGTGTCAAATGTTCTTCCCTACTCAAACTACCTAACACACGACAACTGTTACCGAGTGAACACAGCAAATGATTGGCACATGGCTATTCGCACATTGCTTAATGACAAAGAGTATCGAAAAGACTTGGTTGACAATTTAGCAGAGGATGTGCGTGAACATTTCAACCACGAAAAAGAAGTTGAGAAACTGAAAACACGTATAAATAAATTAGTATGACACGTATAGGCATAGGCATTACTTCAACACCGAGCAGACCTGCACATCTTGAACTATGTTTGTCACAGATGAACAAGTACATGCCAGAAGATGCAATGCTATTTGTGGCACACGACACCAACAAAATGGGTGTAGCACATCAAAAGAATAAGTGTCTGGAAGCATTGAAAGAGTGCGACTATGTATTCCTGTTTGATGACGATTGCTTTCCAATAGAAGATGGATGGGCAGATGCGTATATATCTGAATATATCCGAACAGGCAACCATCACTTCTTAAAGATCAACGAAACACCGAGCATTGAAATCAAAGAGGTAATTGATGGAATCACTTCGTGGACCAACTGTGCAGGGTGCATGATGTTCCTGACAAAGTCAGCCATTCAGACTGTTGGAATGTTTAATGAATCATTTGGAAGGTATGGTTACGAACACGCAGAATACACGAATAGAATTTATCAAAACAAGTTTAATCTTTTTGGACAATATTTGTCCTGTAAAGGAAATGAGAAAATCTATGCGATAGACTTGCAGGGTGTCGGCTCATTCAACATCAAGCACAAGTCATCGATGCCATTCAAAGAAATGTTAGAATCAGTAAAGAAAGCAGAGGTTGTATATAGAGGTTTCAATTTGAAACCATAAACAAAAATAAACTATGAAAATACTTGTTAAATACCCATCACGAAATCGCAAAGAGAAGTTCTACCAAAACTTGAATAAAATGAGAGTAATGGCGAATAATAGCAACGACATTACATATCACTTTACCATTGACGATGACGAAGTTGATCTGTACTTTATCGAAACACTTGGAGGCAAGAGCAACAATAAGATTCATGCTGTGAACAGGGATGTGCCTGAATCAGATTGGGACATTCTGGTAGTTATGTCAGATGACATGGTGTGCGTCACGCATGGGTGGGATGACATCATTCGTCAAGACATGAATGAGAACTTTCCAGATACAGATGGGGTGCTACATTACAATGATGGAAATCAGAAAGCAAATGTGATGACAATGAGTATCATTGGAAGGAAGTATTATCAGAGGGATGGGTACATCTACAATCCAGAGTATCAAAGTTTGTGGTGCGATGTGGAAGCAACAGAGGTAGCACACATGCGAGGGAAATACAAGTACATGGGCGATGCCACAATTCTGTTCGCACATCACCATCCTGCGTGGGGTTTCTGCCTACACGATGAACAGTATCGCAAGACTGAATCACCGTACTATTGGCAAAAGGACAGGCAAGTTATAGAAAATAATCGTGCTAAAAATTATGGATTGAAAGAAAATGAAATAATAAATCAATTTAAGTATCAACAATTATGATAGATTACACACAACAGCTTGAACAGGATGTCATCTTAAACTACTTTGAAAGCAAAGAGCATGGCATTCTGCTTGACATCGGAGCAAACGATGGAGAAACATTCAGCAATTCAAGAGCATTGATTCTGAACGGATGGACAGGTGCATTGGTTGAACCTGATCCACAGCCATTGTATAAACTTGAAAAATTGTATTATCACAATCCAAGCATTCAAATTATCGACAATGCCATTGACAACTACAACGAGAAGATAACGATGCACTGTTCAGGCACACATCTGAACATGGGTGACATGGGGTTGCTGTCAACAATCAACGAGAAAGAGAAAGAAAGGTGGCACAGCGAAACATTCACAGAGGTAGAAGTCGATGTGATTGACTTCAAGACATTGCTTGACATCACCAAGCTCACAACGATAGACTTCATCAGCATTGATGCAGAGGGAAGCGACTATCGAATACTTGAACAGATAGACTTGAAGGCATTGAATTGTCAAATGGTATGCGTGGAATACAACAACATCGATGGGATGAAGTATGTCAAGTATATGGAGCAGTTTGGCTTTAAAGTTATCATGATGAACGGATGCAATATAATAATGGCACTATGAAACTATCAATACTGATTCCGACATTACCAAAACGCAGAAAATTATTCAATGCGTTATACAAAAAACTAATTGCACAGGTTGAGTATGTACACGACAAGCACTTGTCATTGGGTGAGGTTGAAATACTTTTTGACAGCTCAAAGAAGTTTCTCAAAGGTGGGTTGAGTGTAGGAGCAAAGCGAGATGCGTTGAAGTGTAGGGCAACTGGTGACTACCTTGTGTTTGTTGATGACGATGACAATGTTGCACCAAACTATGTTGAATCAATTTTAAGATTGACAGAAACAAATCCTGACATTATCACATTTAGGTCACTTTACAAATCTTCTACTTATTGGGGAATAGTTGACATGAATTTAAACCATTCAGAGAATGAGCAGATGAACGATACAGCTATTGTAAAACGACAGCCATTCCATGTGTGTCCCATTCGCACAACCATTGCACAACAACATTCATTCCCTGACATCAACAATGCAGAGGATTGGGGTTGGATGGTGAAGGTATTATCGAACTGCCAAAAACAAGCACACAGCGATCAGATATTGCACCAATACAATGACTTTTCAAGTACATCAGCAGTTCACGAAATAGAACAATCAAAATGAAACTATCAATACTAATTTGCTCACTTGAAAAACGACATGCACAACTGCAAAGTTTGTTAGAAGAAATTGAAATACAAATACTTTTGTGCGATGCAACTACTATCGTTGAAGTCATCACAGAAGTTGACAGCAAACAAATCACGACAGGAGCAAAAAGAAACAACTTGCTAAACAAAGCACAGGGAAAGTACATCTGTTTCATTGATGACGATGACCACATCAGCAACGACTACCTTCGTTTGATTTTAGAGGCAATCGAATCGGATGCTGACTGCATTGCAACAACTGGCATCTACTCAATTAATGGCGGTCATCCTGTTAAGTGGCGGTTGTCAAAGGATTTCATTGACGAAGATAAGTTTGATTCACAAATTAATGAAATTGTTTATTTTAGAAGGGCGAATCATTTAACACCAGTAAAAAGAGAACTGGCACTACAAGCAATGTTCCCTGACCAATCGAATGCAGAAGATAGAGAATATTCAAGCAGGTTGAATCAGTTTCTTAAAACAGAAGTAAAGATTGACAAATCAATATATCACTACGATTACAAAAACTATGACAAAGAATACACCTGAATGCAAGAAGATAATTATATCCTACGCATCAATAGGTAGGGATGATTACAACAAAGGGCAACTTCGTTTGTATGAATCTATTCTTGAACATTGGGATGGTGATTACTGGTTGCACTCAAAGGAAAGGGATGGAATACTTCCCGATCCATTGCTATTCAAACATCGTGAACATAATGATGTGCCATACTTTTTCAAGTTTACAATGATTCAACTTGCAAGAGAAAAAGGTTACACAGAAATCTATTGGATTGATTCATCAATTATATTGCACAAGGACATTACAGGTCTTGCATCACCGATAATGGCATTCGATAATTTAGGACATCCATTGTCCAAATACATTTCAGATGAGGCAGTTGCAAATCTAAATTGCATTACCTACCTTGCAGACATCAAACAGATTTGGGGTGGTGCGATAGGTTTCAATTTTGAGCATCCGATAACATTAGTAATTTATAAAGAGATTTTGGAACAAGCGAAGATGGGAAGTTTCAACGAAGGCACAAGCACAAGAAAGGAATTTGTTGCTCATAGGCATGACCAGTCGGTGATGTCTGTCTTGTTTCACGACCATAAGATTCATCTTTTACCTTATGGCAATATTGTAACATCACCACATCACTTACCACCATACGAGTACGGACAAGAATTTTACTTAATACATAAAGGAATATGATAACACTAATCGAAATAATTTGCTTTTCTGTATTCTTTGCAGAGCTGTCGAATGTACCACAGCAGTTGATGTACCTACTTTGTAAGTACAATCTATCTTACAAGATAGACATCTATAATTCCAAACAACCACGCAGGTGCAGACCATTTGATTGTGCGATGTGTCTTGCATCATGGATAGGATTCGTTTATCAATTAGTGAACTTCACAAACATCTTTCATCTGGTAGCATATTGCTCCATCTGTTCTGTTGGTGCAGTCTTACTTATTGGTATCTTAAACAAATTAAAATCGTTAAACCTATGAGGTTTTTGATAATAAAAAATACTATGAAATTAAGAGATGACCAATACCAACAATTAGTAAACCACAGGGGTGTGATAAAGATGGTAGCAGAGCAGAAGCTAAATGTAAGCAATTCACCACACGACACAATGGCGAGGGTGTGGATGCAACTTGGACAAGCACCAGTCAACACCAACTGCAATGCGTGTGTGTTGCAACTGTATGCAGATATAAATAATTTAATGATACAATACGAGAATGGCACAGATTAAAGCAACGACATCAAAGAAGAACTTTGGTGTGCGTAAAAAGGGTAAAGCAAAGAAGTCAAAGAACAAACATTGTCGCAAGACAAAAAGAACAAGAGGACAAGGATGAAAATAGTTAAGGTAAAAATATCAGAGGTAAAGCTCAACGAATCAAATCCAAGATTTATCAAGGATGACAAGTTCAAGAAGTTAGTGAAGTCAATTAAAGACCTACCACAGATGCTTGACATCAGACCTATTGTAGTCAACAAAGATATGATGGTGCTTGGTGGTAACATGCGATTGAAGGCATGTGTTGAAGCAGGACTGATTGAAGTACCTATAATCATTGCAGACAACTTAACAAAGGAGCAAGAGAAAGAGTTCCTGATAAAAGACAATGTGAGTGGTGGGGAGTGGGATTGGGACATCATTGCAAATGAGTGGAATGAGGTTGAGTTGATTGAGTGGGGACTTGATATACCAAACTTTGACAGCGAAGCAGAAAGTGAAGAAAAAGAAGGACAAGAAACCGATAAATGTATAGTTTGTGGCAAATAAACTGACAGCAGACAATGTAGATGTCATTGTTACTCCTACTGATACCTACACTATTATTGACACAGGCATAACTTTGCAACAACAGGCAATGGTCATGGCATTAGAGAAGGCATTGGGTATTGTTACAGCAGCGTGTCGTGCTGTTGGCATTGATAGAAGCACACACTACGAATGGTTAAAGAAAAGCAAAGCATACAGAAAGCTGTGCAACGACATCGACAATGTAGCACTTGACTTTGCTGAATCGTGTCTGCACAAACAGATTGCAAAAGGTAATCCATTGTCAACTATATTCTATCTAAAATGTAAAGCAAAGAAGCGTGGGTACATTGAGCAAAGCACAATCGAGATAAAAGGTAACATGAAATTTAGAGCAGACTTTGGCACAAGCAATCTTATACAATCCCCATCCGAATCAACAGAAGATACACAATAGCATCAATGACGAAGAATACAAATACTATGTGATTTGTATAGGTAGGCAGTTTGGCAAGACGATGATGGCTACCAACCAGATGATGTATTGGGCATTGAATAATCCACGCAGTAAGATAGCATGGGTATCGCCTGTGTATAAACAAGCGAAGAAAGTATTTGCCGACACTTACAAAGCATTCATCAAGCGACCTGAGATTTATAAGAACATCAACAAGGGTGATCTGATTGTCGAGTATAGAAATGGCTCAACCATTCAATTCTTTTCATCCGAGAGGTACGATAACATTCGTGGGTACACCTTTGACTATCTGATATGCGATGAGTTTGCATTCATGGATGCAGAGGCATGGACAGAGGTGTTGAGGGCAACTGTACTTGTGAAAGGCAAGAAGGTGATTCTTATCAGCACACCGAGAGGTAAGAATCATTTCTATCACTTACACCAATTAGATTCAGTCAATCCGCAATACAAGTCATTCAGCATGTCATCCTACGACAATCCAATGATTCAGAGATCAGAGATTGACGATGCGAAGCTCACACTACCAGAGCATATCTTCAAGCAGGAGTACATGGCTGAATT